CATAGGCGTTGGAAACGTACATACCTTTTTCTCCCTCGTCTGTATTAGGCTTACGAGCACCAGCACCTACAGGCGTTATTGTGTTAGGTGCGTATAAGCAACAATCGTTAAGCCAAGCTATAAATTGATTGTTAAAGAGTAGTGCTTCGATGTTGGTTTTGTTGAGCGACGGGACATGCTTAGTAGGGTTCGCAAGAATATCTTTCATAATTGCGTAGTCCATTGAGAGAGCCCAACTGACAATCCCACTCATCTCGGGAACAAAGGAGCCTTCAATTCGATCCTCAAAAACACTTATAAGTTCTGTACGTTTACTGGGGTCAACGACTTTGTCCATAACGATTGTAAGTCGCCTTCTTTCCAGTCCACTGCTGGAATCATTTGATGTGATGTGCTCATTACTGGCGATACAAACTAAACATTCAGGTTTAAAGCTGATGATTTCTTTTCCGTACTTTCGTTCAGCGCGAAGGGTGTCAGAAGCAGATGTAAGTTTTTTGAGTACATCCATTCGCTTGTTGTAGTTGCTTTCGTCCGTAAGGAGGAGTAATCGCTTCCCGATGAGGTTGTAGGACTCAAACTTGTTGGTCTCAATGACCTCCAAGCTCGAAGTGTGAGTTCCGTGGAAACCAGCAAGCGCAACCATTAGCTGCTGCATGGTTGACTTACCAGTACCACCAGGGCCGACAAGGTGAAGGAATCTCTCGCCAGCTGTATAGCCTGTGAGGAGTGCTCTAGCAAAAGCTTGGATTAGTTTCTCTTGATCCTTATCAAGGGCACCTTTGATCCATTTCATGAACTCAGGACACTCTGCGCTCGTGTTGTACTCGTAAGCAAGCTTGTGCCTAAGAAAGAGATCTTTTTGTTTACCCTCCGAAAACTTAAAAGTTTTAGTACACAAGACTCCATTTCGGAATGGAATAAAACCAAACGACTTGCTCCAAATGCTGCGACGACCTCCTTCAGCAGATTTAAGAAGCTTTGCTTTAAGGATTCCGAAAACGCTACTGATAGTTGCGCTGTTGTATTTAGGAAGTGCCCCACCTGCAATTAGAGCATCCAGGGCGAGCACAATTCTTCTTTTTATATGCTGTTCATCCTGAAAATACCAGATATCAAGATCGTCGTCGTAGTGATAGAACTGATCTAAATTACTGTCATAAATAAAGTTGTCACCTTGATTGTTGACAATGAGCGTGGCGATGTCATTCTCGCTGAACTCTCGGTTCCTTGAACCAGCCTGAAGTGAGACCAATTGAGCTGGGGTGGCTGGAGTATTCACTTGGTTTTCCTTAAGTGTTGATGTTGATGTTGGTGTTGATTTTGATGTTGATTCTGGTTCGTCATAATCAGACTCAAGGTTGTTGAGACTGAACTCCGCCATATTCATAACGGCATTGACAGCTGCTTCTTTTTTAAGAGCTGCTAAACGATCCTTCACCTCTTCTGACGCGTGACTGTCAAATACAGACTTTTTGACGCGTCTGATTTTTTTCCAGATGCCGAGGTCTCCATGCTCAGAAGCTAATGAGACAGCAGGTAGGAGCTCCTCGGGGTTGCGGATTGAATTTAAAATCCGCGAGAATTTACCATCGCAGCTGTGAGGGTAGTCATATATATTATGGAACGCATCCTGCGCTATTGTCAATGGTGACACGCATGATGCAATGTGTTGCTCTTTAAGCCAGTTGCTCCAACCGATCAGTTCCTTAAATACCGTGGCCATCGTCGAGCTGCGGTCAGAGACTTCCTCACCAGCAAGAACAGACCTTACAGAAGAAGATACAAGTTTTTCAATGTCGATACCGTTTGCTCGGATTACGACATTGTCAATAGCTTGCTCTGGGTCACCAGCCTCTCCTAAATTTTGTACAGGAAGTGAACTGTACGACCTAAAACCTTCGTTTATGACTTCTTCTGGTATGAACTTGTCAGTTGTGGCGAATACGCACTCTTTATTTTTAGGACCATAGAAAAGATTGGGTACAGTCGTAGCTCTTATGTCTGATCCAGGTATTTGTTTAAGAATTTGTTTATTAAACCATTGATAAAACTGAGGATCGATAATTGTTTTACCAAGCCCAAATACCAACCTAAATCTCGGCCACCCAGGAGAATCAGAAGGTGAGTGATATCCAATTGTTAGATATTTTTTACATATGTCTAATTCAAGAGCTTCTTCCGGAGTTAACTCTTGCTTTTGAATCTTGTTTCCGTTCTCATCTTTATCTTCTGCTTGATTGTCAATGTCGATAATAATTAGTCCAGCTTGAAGCACCCCAGTACCACTAGCCTTTCGTTGTCCGTTAATTAAATGCCAAGCGCAAAGCCCAGCCTGAGTCGAAAGAATCGTCGATAATTCTTGAGCTGTGACATCTTTGGATTCCCAGCCTGAGTTAAACGCTGTAAAGTTCCCTCCTTTGGCAATCTTGCCCTGCTCTGGGTGTAGATGAGGGATGACACTCGTATTTACAGAGCAGATGAAGTTCATTAGGTACCTTGACGCGTATGTAGTATGCCTGATTTTAGACGTTAAAAGCTCAAGAGAAGCTTAAGACGCCTCTTCCGCTCTGCCTTGTTGACTGATTCTACGCCGAGTTGGGCCTTAATTCTGGTTTTCGTAGTACTGTCGCACGACCTCAAACCATGAAATCTCGTCTTTCTCAACGTCGTCAGGGCCAAAGGTAAAAATCTGAGTGTTAAATTCTTTTATCGCCGTGGTCACGATTATCTGAGTTTTATCTATTTTTATGCCTAAGCAAGCTTCTGCGGCTGCTTTATACGCGGCCAACTGAAGTCTCGTTTTTTTAGTTTTGAAGACACCAGATATAAGCGCTTTCTTAGTTTTTTCATCTACACCAGATTTTTTATTCGGGAACCTGGAAGAGTAAGGTCCATTGCTAGTTTTAAAATCTGCAAGAATAATTTCTGCATTTTGATTCATATAGATAAGGTCACAACAGCCTGCGTACCCATGACCAGTATTTTCATCATAATAATGAATTCTGCCTACTCCGTCGTCTCCTACGTACTTAGACCATGCAGGTTGATTAAAAGGCTTCTCAGACCATAGTACTCTTCCACCGTCTAGAAGGTTATCTAGTAACTCCGGAACGCCTTCCCAAAATAAGCTGTAGTAATCGGGTGGGATTACGCGTAGACCTCTTATATAATCTTCGACGCTGTTATGTATCCAAGTGCCTCTCTCTGCAGCTTTGTCCGCTACACCTGGGTTCATCTTGTTCCAGTGCTCAAGTTTTTTCCTATTAGCCTCTGAAGCAGTAGAGCTTAGTATCGTTGTAACAGAAGGAAGAGGTTTGGCTACACCGTTACAGATGTAGTGTCTCTTTCCGTTGATTACTACTCGAGTATCTGACACTGTGTTTATTCTCCTTTTAAAAGTCTAGAACATACTTGAGATACCATTACTTTCATCTGCGTCATCATCTATAAAAAATTCTTGCTTTTGGTACTGATACTCTTTGTTTCGCTGCTCTAGTTGAGGCATCAAACACAGTGCTGAAGAAAATGCTTCCAGAGTAATGTCTGCACAATCCTCAGCAGTTCTGGCATTCCCCAAAGGGTCTACGCACTCAGTAAGCAACTGATTACTTGTTTGTAGTGCAATGATGTTATCTAGTTTGCAGTTCTGCTCTTCCAAAAGTTTTGCAATGTGGTTTAGGGTCTCTGTTAATGGCTTACTCACAATTTTAAATTTTTTGGTCTGTGCCAGCCTACTTCGAAATCCACATTTGTCTTTATAAGTGCTGATCCTTGTCTTCTAAAAACAAACCACGCAGAAGTTACAGAGTCTTTTAAAGACTTTTTATCGTCACGAAATGACGGGCGAGGACTTAAAATTTTAATATTCTCGAGAGCTGCTTCTTTAAGAAAGTCTTGGCGAGTCCTCGTAGGTTCTAAAAAAGTCAGTCTGTCGAGGATACAGATCCCCTTTGAAGCGGTCTGAATCCCACACTCAGTAACCCAAGAAGTTATTTCTTTTGTCCCCTGTGTCACAGCAATTATCCAGTCGAACTTATCTTTTTTCTCAGACCACCAGTTCAGATCAGTAACATTGTCCACTGAAGTGTTTGTAGTGATATCAGTTATGCCTGAGTTTCTTACTTGAGTAGTGAGTTCAAAACTTTCGTCGTAAGGAAGTAAGACTGATCCCGAAACAATCCCAGATTCCGCAATAGGATTGAATATGTATTTTGGCACTTGGTAGAACGTGGACAAAGCAGATGTTCTCCTAGGTAAACTTTGCTCCCACATGAGTTTAGAGGAACAGTTCGCACATAGACGGTTCGTAACCAGTCTTAGTCAGATGGACGACGAGGAAAGAGATAAATGCATCAAGCTAACACATGCAAATTATTTGATACGCGGCAAACTCTTAGAGAACGTAGTCAAGTACTGCCTTGAGAACGATGTGGAGCTCCCATCGTTTGGTGACTTAATCCGGTACGGACAATAAAAAAGAGTGTGTCCTCTCAAAACACACTCTAGTTACCCATCGAGGTGCCCCCCTCAAAAGAACTATACTTCCAATCCAGCTGCCTTAAGAGCTGCTTTTTGTTCTTCCGTCAATTCTTTAGATTTAGCGGCTTTTGCCTCCGGAAGCTTGGGAGCTTCTGAAGACTTACCTGGGGTACCCGCACCTGCTGGAAGAGCTGCGAGCCCCTGTGGAGAGCCGCTTTCTAAGATCGGATGCTGTTCTTTAAATGCTTCTTTAATTGAAGCATGATCTTGGCCGAGAGGAAGCTCAACCAGATTAGAACCGGGGATAGTACTGCGTAATGCAGATGCCACCAAATCTCCTGAAACTTCGAGCCATTCAGAAACATCTTGGATGAGTTTTGCCTCCTCATCACTTTGAGTCGGACGATCCTTAAACTCTAAGACGTTGTAGTTAATCTTTGCGCCGTCCTCACCTGTTACAGGATTCCTTTCGTTGAAGGATTTTTGAACAAACTTCGTGGACGTTACGACTTCACCGACGTTGATTCTATTGTTATAGAGCGTCTGAAAATACGTAATGAAGTTTTTTTGACTTGATTTACCACTGATAACGCTAGTGCATACACAGCGAGGAGGGAGTAACCGATGAGAAGGACTGACACCGATATAAGAAATCCGGATAAACTCCTGATGTGATCGCATCCCGAGGTTACCGAAATATGGTGTGAAACCAAGAAGGATGAATTCAATCGGTATGCCGTTGTCGTTACTGTCGGTGATGGCAGCTTCAGAGTCAGTATCGGACTTCCAAACGCGACTTTGAAGATCGATTCGAAGTGTGTGTGGCGGGAGGTTACAGAGGATTTCATCTGCAGAAAATTTGCCAGCAATAAAAACCATGATTCAGATTAAAGAGAAAAGTCAATAGAGCCAAGAGCGGCGGTAGCTACCTTGCCTTTTTCAGGGTCGGCAGCTTGTTTGGGTGCCGCTTTCTTGGAACGAGGTAGATAAAGAACTTTATCTATCCCGTAATTAAGATACTTCTTGCCCTCCTTCTCAGACGTGTTGACACGTCCGATAGCGATGGTTGGAGTACCTGGTGCCAACTCGGAAAGTTGAGTGGAAAGCTTGTCCCAAGCAGTGAGCTTAAACCAATTTGTTTCTCCTTTTTCGTCTTGCCATGCAAGTGATCGATTGGTGACAGTGTTATCACCCACTTGATTTTCCTCGGATTTAGGCCCAAGACCACCCGTGGAAATATAAAGATTGACAGCTAGAAGATCATCCCAATTATCTTGTGTCACTACAAGCATTGGCTGCATCTGAAGTACGCCATCAGGTGTCGGCTTAGTTGGACCGATTGCAAGGATGGTTTCATTTTTCACAAGGGATGAGAAAATCTTCCCTACGTAGTGGTCAGCAGCCATTGAAAGCTGCACCTTTGTTGCTATCCGCTTGTCAGTCGAAGGAAGAGACTCAGCTAAGACATGTGTGACTTTGTTTTCGTCGGTGCTAGCCGTGTCTGTGACACGAAGACCGAGGGTGAAGATGTTCACGATTTAAAGTTCGGTAGATAGTTGATCGGTTTACTTTGAGTGCTTTGGCAATCTCCCTGACGGGGACGCCATCGCCATGAAAGGCTAACGCCAAAGTGACGTCCGCGCCACCTAGTTTTGACGCATTCATGTTTTTATATGAGTTATGTAATGGATTGATGCATTTCTTGTTACCGCAACTGGGCTTGACCGCACCGTCTCTATTGATCTCAAGGTAATCTAAAATTAGTGGCCGAACGTAATAACGTTGTCCTAAGGCATAAATAACCGGGTGTTCATTCACGTAAGAATGTTCCCAAAAATCACACATTTTGTGCGTAAAGTCGTTTAAAGCAAGTCTTTTAAAAAGCAAGCTTAGGTTATTTTCTTTTACCTCTGAGTAAGTAAGTTTTAAGGTCTGAGCCCCGAACGCTCTAGTGATGTCCGAGGCTTGAGCCTGAGCGTGGCCAATGTCGTTAGCCGACAAAGCAAGAGAAAGAGTCTTTTGCTTTTTGGTTAATGTGAGGCAGTAATTAGTCTTCACTCAGTGCTGCTTTAGCTTTATCGCCAAGCTTAAGTCCTTCAGTTTCTAATTTTTTAAGTATTTCAGATTTGGACATACCTGACTCCTGAGCACGTTTGAGTGCATTAAGTCCTAAAAAACCTTCTGTGCCTTCAGGACCTATAAAAGAAGCAAGAGTAACAGTCATCGTTAAAAGTAAGTTGATTTAAATCTAACGATGACTTTGTAACTGTCAATATTTTTTATTATCGAGCTAGAGCAGCTGAACCGATCTGCATACCAGCTGATTGTGCTTGCGAACGTGCCTGAGCAAAGCTAATTCCTCTAGCGGCAGCCATTCTCTCAAGTCCTGCTGCACCAATAGCTGCGCCACCACTGTTGTAACTAGGCGTCTGGTAAACCTGAGAGATAGCCTGAGCGGCTGGAGTATAACTAGGAGCTGCGGGAGCTGCGGCTTGTGGTGCTTGGTAAATCTCACCTTGACCTACCCCAAGTTGTTGAGCTGCTGCCGGACCAAACTTCATGCCCTGTTGCTGAGCCAGAGATCGAATTGCTTCGTCAGCTAAACCACGATCACGAAGTCTTTGAACCGCAGACGCGCCAAGTGCTCCTGGAGTCGACCCTTGTCCTCCAATGGCGCTTGTAGTTTCCGTATTAATACCCAGGCCACGTGCAGCTTGTTCGCCGAACTTGATGCCTTCTCTCTGTGCCATTGCACGAATTTCGTCATCAGAATATCCGTATTCCTATGCTCTGCCGATTCCCATTGCACCAATGCCGCTACCAGCTCCACTTCCGATGAAGGAAGCTAGGTCGCGGTCGAGTGGTTTCTTCTTCTCTACTTTCTTAGGTAGAGGTGCTTCACCGCCAACTCCTCTCACTGCATCAGCTAGGTTGATATTTATATCACCCACACCAGAAGAAGGCCGTGGACCAAGGCTGAATTCAGCGGTGCGCGATGGTTGATAAGGTGCTTTGTAAGTAGCAGTATTCGGACTACGACCTTTAAGGTTCGAAGTCATCTTAAATGTAGGAGCGAAGCCTTCGAAGCCTTCAGTAGTTTCTCCTTCTTCATCAAAAAGACCAGCCAAATCTAGTCCGAAAATATTCCCCGCTTTTCTCATGGTGCGGCCAAACTTCTCTGGTACTCCCTTTTCTTCTTTGCTTGGAGTAAATGTGGAGGAAGTCATAACGGCGAACTCTGTTGAGTAATCTCGTACTTTGAGTTTAATTGATTTTTTCTATCTTACTTTATTCGAAAGTTTTAAAACCTGAGAACAAGGGTGCTGCTTGTTGAGTTCTTGACCCAGTTTCAAATGTTTTATACCCAGTAAAAGGTGCCACTGCTTGACGTCCTCTAAAGGAACGAGCTTCTCCAGTATCTTCAACCGCCTCTTCTTCCTTATTGCTCCTTTTCTTTGCTGTACGTAGTTCAGGGAAGTAATCAAGTAAGAGAGACCCTTGATCTGCCTCGGGGCCGGTTAGTGCAGCCCCGAAGAAGTCACCAGCGAAACGAGTGGCCATCTTATAGATCGTTTTTTTTTAGTTTACTAGTTTTTAACCCAAAATCTTGCTAAGCCAAAACCTGGACCTACAGTCCCTTTGAGAACTCTCATTCTCCTTTTTGCTTCTTCGTGGTCATAGAAAAACTGTGCCTTGTCTCGTTCGTTAGTAAATGTCACTAACTTCTTAGTTTCTTTATTCAAGGAGTCCTTTACGTACTCATCCTTCTTGGTAATAACCCACACCTCCTGGAATGATAAAAAAGGCATGGTGAGAGTTTCTTCGAATGTACACAGCT